TTACAAAGCAACATACCTTACTTTAAATGTTGGGTTCGCAAAGAATACACCCATAACAATCAGAAGTATCATGGAGAATTTTTGCATGCAATGGTCGTGGCTGTTACAACCATGCCGAAGAGATGCCTAAGCTTCCAAGTTATTTTTACTGGCGCTGAAACTTACGATGACGAAGAGCAGCAGAATGTTCATGGCGGGGCAATGTGGGCTAGGATGCCAATCACCGCTTTGGTAGGCGACACTCCTTTTGAGGAGTGGCCTAAAGAATTACCTGTATGGGCAGCACAGCCTTGGGATTGTATGTCTCACACCCATGCAGTTTATCAGATAGAAAGAGCAAGCCCTGCGCCTTGGATGGCTAAAGTGGACGGTGAGTTTTATCCCGCAAAGTATTATTTTACGGTAGACTATACCGATAATGAAGTAGCGGATGATCCAGCACAGCACAAACAAAGCCATGTGCTAGAGTTGCTTGATGCCGGAGAGTACACGGGAAATATTGTGGCGTTACCTAACAATAGGGTTAGAGTTACGCATCCAGCTTGGTTTGAGGTCGGAGTTGGCGCTCCAGACTTCAGGCCTAATCAGCGAACCTACAATTCGAAAGACGATGTAGAATATGTTCATGACACAAAGCGGGTTTTTAACAATCTGTACAGTGAGGATTAAATGAAAAAAACTAAAGGTTATATGGTTGGCGGCAAAACCAAAGGCATGGCTAAAGGCGGTAAATTAAAAATGACCACCAATAAGCAAGGCAAAGAGGTTCCTTTTTTTGCTGCTGACGGCCTTGGCAAGATGAGTGCTGGTCGTAAAGTTCCGGGCACTAAAGGTTACTTTATGGGCGGTAAGACTAAGGGCATGGCTAAAGGCGGTAAGACTGGGGGCAAAACAATGGCCCGTGGTTCTGGTGCAGCAAGGCCTCAGCCTTTTGGAAAGAATGGCTAATGGCTATTGATAGAACTCTTCGCTCCAATCCTTTAATAGGAGAAGGAGGGGACATTGAGATTGAAATAGAAAACCCTGAGGCTGTCTCCATTGAGACAGAAGATGGCGGGGTTATTCTGGATTTTGATCCTGACGCAAGCACTTTAGCATCGCTAGGAATGCTTCCTCATGACGCTAATCTTGCTGAAATTGTTAACGATTCAGAGCTAAATGTAATAGCATCTGATCTTGTTGGGCAATTTAAATCAGATAAGGAAAGTCGTGCAGACTGGGAAAGAGCCTACGTCGACGGACTAGATCTTCTTGGATTAAAAAACGAAGATAGAACAACGCCGTGGGACGGCGCTTGCGGAGTCTTTCATCCATTGCTGTCTGAGTCTGTAATTAAATTTCAGTCGCAAGCAATACAAGAGCTTTTCCCAGCAAGCGGTCCTGTAAAAACATCTGTTGTGGGAAGCTTGACTGACGACAAAGAGAAGCAAGCTTACAGAGTTCAAAACTACTTAAACTACCTTCTTACTGAGAAGATGACGGAGTATCGATCTGAAACAGAGAAGATGCTGTTTTCTTTGCCGTTAGCTGGCAGTGCCTTTAGAAAAATCTACTACGACCCCAGTATGGGCAGACCTTGCAGCATGTTTGTTCCTGCGGAAGACTTCGTTGTCAGCTATGGGGCATCTGATTTAACAACATGTGAAAGAGCTACTCACATAATGAAGCGGACCTCTAATGAAATCCGTAAGCTTCAGGTTTCAGGCTTCTATAAAGACATAGAGCTTGGAGCGCCTTCTAACAATGTTGATCCAATAGAAGAAAAATACAACAAGTTGACTGGCGATAGCTCCAGCTATGACCTTGATTCAAGGCATACCATCTTAGAGATACAGGTAAATCTAGATCTTGCGGGATTTGAAGACAAAGAAGGCGGAGAGCCTACAGGTATAGCCTTGCCATACGTTGTTTCTATTGACTTAGGGTCTAGGGAAATTTTATCTATACGCCGAAACTGGTATGAAGACGATAATTTAAAAACTAAGCGAGAGCATTTCGTTCATTATCAGTACATTCCCGGATTAGGGTTCTACGGTTTTGGTTTAATTCACATGATTGGCGGTTTGGCTAAGTCAGCTACGTCATTGCTCCGTCAATTGGTAGACGCAGGTACTTTATCTAATCTTCCCGGAGGGCTTAAGGCCAGAGGGTTAAGAATTAAAGGCGACGATACGCCAATTATGCCCGGAGAGTTCCGGGATGTGGACGTTCCGGGCGGATCCATTGCAGAAAACATCAGCTTTTTGCCTTACAAAGAGCCAAGCAACGTTTTATATCAGTTAATGGGCGATATTGTAGAGGAAGGTAGGCGGTTTGCGTCTGCAGCGGACGTAAAAGCTGCCGACATGAACGCGGAAGCTCCTGTTGGGACAACATTGGCCATACTTGAGCGGTCAATGAAGGTAATGAGCGCCATTCAAGCCCGATTACACGCTTCCATGCGCGTTGAATTGCGAATATTAAGCGGACTTGTCCGTGATTTTGGCCCAGAAAAGTACCCATACCTCCCTGATAGCGATGATTTGGTGTCTGAAGACTTTGATGACCGCGTAGACATCATACCTGTTAGCGATCCTAACGCAGGAACAATGGCTCAAAGGATTATGCAGTACCAAGCGGCCCTACAACTGGCAGCTCAAGCTCCTGAAATGTACGACATGCCATTATTGCATCGTCAAATGCTAGATATTCTAGGCATTCAGGACGCAGATAAGATTGTGCCGACAGAAAAAGACATGAAGCCTACCGATCCGGTTAGTGAAAACATGGATATTATTAACGGCAAGCCGGTCAAAGCGTTTATCTATCAAGATCATGACGCTCACATTCAAACCCACATGAGCTTAACTGAAAATCCAGAAGTCATGCAGATTATGGCCAAAAGCCCCAACGCAAAGAAAGCAATGGCAGAAATGGCAGCTCACGTTCAAGAGCATTTAGCATTTAAGTATAGACAGGAAATAGAAAAAGAGCTTGGGGTGGAGCTTCCAACCCCAGACGAGCATCTTCCTGAGGATATTGAATACAGGATATCTAGATTGGTAGCTCCTGCTGCGGCGCAAATAACAGGTAAGGCTGCAAAAGAACAACAAGCCCAGCAAGCTTTACAGCAAGCGAAAGATCCTATTGTTCAAATGCGACAACAAGAGCTTCAGATTAAACAACAAGAAGTTCAACAGCGAGCCCAAGCCGAAATGGCTAAGATACAGCTAGATATGCAGAAGCTTGCAATGAAATCCGAAATTGATAAAGAGCGATTGGACCAACAAGAACGGCTAGAGACGGCAAAGCTTGGAGCCAAGATAGCTGAGACAAATTCCAAGGAAGAACTGGAGTCAGCGCGGATCGCCGTAGAAGATCAGATAGCCGGCGCTAAACTTGGCGTTCAAGTTGCAAAAGACATTATGGGAAATAAATGACAAAAGAAGTAGACATATTTGACTATTTGAGGTCAAATGTTAGAGATCAAATGAATGACATTAGCGACCACATGATTGGTGGCGGATGTAAAGATTACTCAGAGTACGCTAAGTGCTGTGGTGTAATTCAAGGTTTGGCTCAATCAGAGCGAGAAATCTTGGACGCTAAAGCTCGATACGAGAAAGCGCAATAACGACTCTAGGCGTTTCCCTAGTGCAAGCGACTTCAGGCGTTATCCTGATGCAAGGAGAGAATATGAGCGAAGCTGCTCAGCCAATAGAGACTGAAGAGTCTCGAAACGCAAACCAACTTCCAGAGCCTAAAGGCTATAAGATTTTGATTGCGCTCCCAGATCCCGATTCAGAATATGATGGCGGGATTATTAAATCCAAGAAAACTATTCAAGAAGAAGAGCTTGGTTCTATCTGTGGTATGGTTCTTAAAATGGGGCCAGATTGTTATGCAGATGCTAATAGATTCCCTTCCGGTGCTTTTTGCGAAGATGGCGATTGGATTATTATGAGGTCTTACTCAGGCACTCGATTCAAAGTTCACGGTAAAGAGTTTAGGTTGATTAACGACGATAGCGTTGAAGCTGTTGTTGAAGATCCAAGGGGGATTGTTAAAGCATGAGCGAATTAATAGACGATCAAAACCCTGAAGAAGATTACACCCACAGCCCAGAAGAAAAATTTTTCGGCATAAAGACTACGCACGGAAAAAAGAAGAAAGCTGAAACGGGCTCTGAGTCTAGCGAGTACGAGTTTGAAATTGTTGATGACCGTCCGCAAGAAGACAGGAGACCCGCGAAAGCTTCACAGTCCTCTGGAGATGATGACGAGGAGCTTGGCGACTATTCTGACAAAGTTCAGAAAAGGCTTAACAAGCTTAAGTTTGATTATCATGAGGAGCGCCGACAGCGAGAATCCGCAGAAAGAATGCGAGAGGAAGCTGTTAAAGTTGCTCAGCAGTATGCTAGTAAAGCTCAAGAACAAGAGTCTTTAATAAGCAGAGGTGAAGCTGCTTTAGTTGAGCAGATTAGAGAAAGAGCCCAACTACATCTTGCACAAGCAAAGGACGGATACCGAAAAGCCTACGAAGAAGGCGATACGGATGCCGTAGTAAATACTCAAGAGCAAATGCTTAAGGCTCAATCTGAGATAGCTGAGATTGAAAGGTATAGAAATAATTTAAATACCCAGTCTCAAAATACTCAGGCTTACCAGCAGCAGGCTTATCAACAAGATATTGCAAGAAGAGCTGCTCAGAATGTAGCTGCACAGCAGCAAGTTCAACCTCAAGTTACACCAGAGGCAGAGCAATGGGCTCAAAAGAATAATTGGTTTATGGCCGAAGGCCATGAAGATATGACTGCGTTGGCGTATGGAGCGCACACGCAGGCTGTTCGATCAGGGGTTGACGTAAGATCAAAAGAGTATTTTGATTATATAGACACCAAGGTAAGATCAGCATTTCCAGATTACGATTGGTTGGATTCAAGCGATACAAATAGCCGTAGCGCGACCGTGACAACTAATCGAGCCTCCACGGTGGTAGCATCTTCCGCAAGGAACAATGGTGCTAAACCGCGCAAAGTACGGTTAACGGCCACCCAAGTAGCCCTCGCCAAGAGACTTGGGTTAACGAATGAACAATATGCCCGACACGCCGAAATGCTCTAAAGGAGAAATGGTAATGGCAACTGAGCGCACCCCCAGAGAAAGCGACACGCGAAAAGAAGAACACTATCGACAAGATGACAGTTGGGTTCCGGCATCAATTTTGCCTACGCCCACAGAACAGGATGGTTGGACGTTCCGTTGGATTCGGACTAGCATCCTAGGTCAAGCTGATAATACGAATGTTTCTAGATCAATGAGAGAAGGTTGGATTCCTGTAAAGGCAGAAGATCATCCAGAGCTAGAGCTTCAGTCAGACTTGAACTCAAGATTTGTAGGCAACGTTGAAGTTGGCGGTTTGTTACTTTGTAAAGCTCCTGCGGAGAAGATCAAATCACGAACCAGACACTTTGAAAAAGTTGCAGCAAATCAGATGGAGTCTGTTGATAACAACTTCTTGCGTGAAAATGACCCTCGTATGCCGCTTATGAAACCTGAGCGAAATACGAGAACAACTTTTGGCAGAAGTTAAACTCGAAAAGAGAGGCTTCTAATTAGTAAGGAGGCCAATAATGGCTACTACTGCAACCCCTATGGGTGCCGAACCAGTTGATACTTTGAGTGCAAGCGGCTCGTTTACGGGCAAAGTTCGTCACATCAAAATTGCAAGTGGTTATGGTACTGCTATCTTTTACGGAGATTTCGTAAAGCTAGTTGCTGCCGGCACTGTTGAAAAAGCCGCTGTAACAACCTCTGTTGTTGCTGGCACCGTTGGAATCTTTGTAGGTTGTGCTTACACAGACCCTAACACCAACCAGAAAACATTTGCTCAATACTTCCCAGCTTCAACTGCTGCTTCGGATATTGTTGCTTATGTTGTTGATGATCCTAAGTTACTGTTCCGTATGCAGGGCGACGAAGCAATCGCTCAAACTGGATTGGGCAATAACGTATCAGCAGTTAATACTGCGGGATCAACCTCAATCGGTCGAAGCCGAAACGCCTTAGATGGCGGTTCTATTGCAACGACTAATACACTTCCACTGCGTATCGTTGACTTCGTAGATGGCCCAACCAGTGCTGTAGGCGATGCCTTCACGGACTGTATTGTGACCTATCTGCCTTTAAGTCACGCTTACGAAACCAAGCTTGGCGTATAAGGAGAATTAAGTAATGGCTATTTCAAGAGCGCAAATGCTTAAAGAACTCCTGCCGGGGCTTAATGCCTTATTTGGTTTGGAGTATGAAAAATACGAAGACGAGCACACTCTCATTTATGAGACTGAAAGCTCTGATCGTTCTTTCGAAGAAGAAGTAAAACTGTCTGGATTCGCTGCTGCACCAGTCAAAGCTGAAGGTTCTGCCATCAGTTATGACGCTGCACAAGAGTCTTTCACTGCTCGTTATAACCACGAGACAATTGCTATGGGCTTCAGTATTACTGAAGAAGCTATGGAAGATAATTTGTATGACTCATTGTCTGCTCGTTATACCAAAGCTCTTGCCCGCGCTATGGCATACACTAAGCAAGTTAAGTCGGTATTCCCTCTTAACAATGGCTTCTCCAATAGCTACCAGTCTGGTGACGGTGTAAACCTGTTCACTGCATCTGGTGATGGAGTTACTGGTGGCGATGGCCATCCATTGGTTAGTGGTGGCAAAAACAACAACCGTCCTGTGACGGCTGCTGACCTCAACGAAACATCTTTGGAAAATGCAATTATTGATATTGCAGCCTTCACCGATGAAAGAGGCTTGTTAATTGCTGCGCGTCCTCGTAGTTTGATTGTCCCACCCGCTTTAATGTTTACAGCAGATCGTCTGTTGGAAACGACTCAGCGAGTTGGCACGGCAGACAACGACATTAACGCCATCCGTAACATGGGCGCAATCCCAGAAGGTTACAGCGTTAATCACTATCTGACTGATAGCAATGCTTTCTTTATCATTACGGATATTCCTAATGGTATGAAGCACTTTGAACGAACCGCGCTCGAAACCTCGATGGACGGTGACTTTGATACAGGTAACGTGCGCTACAAAGCGCGTGAACGTTACTCTTTCGGAGTTTCTGATCCGCTCGGAGTTTACGGGTCTCCCGGCTCAAGTTAAACTTAAGGGGGGCATTAGCCCCCTTTTTGTTATAATATTTCCTGACAGATGTTTCATGTGAAACACTGACAATCCCAAGACAGGAGAAATCACATGGGAACTACTACATTTACTGGAGCAGTACGCTCCGAAAGCACATTTAAAACAGTAAGCAAAAACACCACCACAGGCGCTATTACCGAGGTAGTCACTGTAGGTGATGCCCCCGTTAGCCTTGCTGATGCAAACGTAACGCTCACCAACGCGACCCACAGCGGCAGGGTTATCCTTGTTCCAGATGGCGGTCAAGACAATACATACACATTGCCAGCACCTGTGGCAGGCTCTATGTTTCGTTTTGTTTATGCGGGCGGAGCGGCTGATGCAACTGATGCAATTATCGTTACTCCCGCGAATGCTAACTTTTTCATTGGCGGATTAACATTCCTTGATACTGACAATGAAGTTAGTGCGGTTTTCTCTGATGGTAACTCAAACAGCAAGATACAGATCAATGTACCCGCTGGCTTTGATGTAACTATTATGGGTATAGACGCGACTAATTATCAGATATTTGGTAGCGTGACTGGCGCAACTGCTCCAGCGTTCGGTGATCAGTAAAATTAACATGAGGAGGCTGGCTCAGGTCAGCCATCTCACCAATTACAGTGAGGACGGTTAAATGGCTGATGCAGTTGCAACGCAAACTATTCAAGATGACGGCAAAACCGCTATCTTTAGATTTACTAATGTTTCTGATGGAAGTGGAGAGTCAGCTGTCGTAAAGATAGATGCATCTGCTCTTTCACCTGACCCTATGACTAACGCTGCTTGCACCTCCGTAACGATCCAGCAGATCTATTACGTTACTATCGGCATGGGCGTAAAGATATTTTTTGACGCAACGACTGATGTCCTTGCTTGGCAGCTTCAGTCTGACTGGTCAGACACTTTGGACTTTACAGGATTTACAGGAATACCTAATAATTCTGCAGCAGGCAAAACCGGCGACATTTCGTTTACGACAGTAGGCGCAGGCAGCGGCGATGTTTATAGCATCGTTATGCAGGTAAGTAAGAGTTACGGTTAATGGCCGCAAAGAAAAAAGCTAAGTCTAAAGTAAATGAAGCTGGCAATTATACAAAGCCAGCTTTAAGAAAAAGACTGTTTAGCGAAATTAAGGCCGGATCTAAAGGCGGAAGTAGCGGCCAATGGTCGGCAAGAAAAGCTCAAATGCTTGCTAAACGATACAAGGATGCTGGCGGCGGATATAAAGACTGATGGCGCTAAAGAAGTCACAAAAAAGCCTTAAGAAGTGGACTAAGGAAGAATGGGGAACCAAGTCTGGAAAGCCTTCAACTCAAGGCAAGAAGGCCACAGGTGAACGGTATCTTCCAAAGAAAGCTAGGAAGGCTTTGACTGACAAAGAGTATGCGGCAACTTCTAAAAAGAAAAGATCGGATACAAAGAAAGGTAAGCAGCATTCAAAGCAGCCAAAGAAAATAGCCAAGAAGACTGCGAGGCATAGATAATGGCTACCAGAAAACCAGCAAAAGGGAAGGCGAAAGTCAAAGTAACCTCTACTGGTAAGAAGATTAGCTATGGTCAGGCAGGCAAGGCAAAAGGTGGTGGCCCTAGAGTTAAACCGGGCACTTCTAAAGGCGATAGTTACTGTGCAAGAAGCTTGGGTATCAAAAAACGTTTACCTAAAAAGAAACAAAATGACCCTAACACCCCCAACAACTTGTCCCGCAAACGCTGGAAATGTTCAGGTGCAAAGTCTCGTAAATAAAATTTTGGAGGTAATCAATGGGCTTAAAGTTTTCAGACAGAGGAAAGACTAGAGGTCGATTTGTGTAATGGCTACTAGCGGATCATTTTCATTTAACCTAGATCTTGGCGAGGCCATTGAAGAGGCTTTTGAAAGAGCTGGCCTAGAGCTTAGAAACGGTTATGACTACAAGACTGCTAGAAGAAGCATTGATCTTCTTATGCTTGAATGGCAGAACCGTGGGCTAAATCTGTGGACAGTAAATTTTGGCACCCAAGCTTTAACTCAAGGAACCAATTCCTACACCTTGGATGGAAAAATATTTGATATCGTAGAGGCTTTTCTTAGAACAGACTCAGGGGATACTCAGAGCCAGTTTGATCAGAGCATGTCTAGAATATCAATAAGCCAGTACTCTCATTTGTCTAATAAACTTACTCAGGCAAAACCTTTGGAGTATTACATTCAAAGAGCGCCTGAAGGAATTACAGTAAACCTCTGGCCAACTCCTGACGGGCAAGAGACGTATACGTTCGGTTATTATTACATGGAGCGTATTGAAGATTCAGGAAAGCCTGCAAGCAATAACATGGACATCCCGGCCAGATACCTTCCTTGTTTTGTTGCAGGGCTAGCTTATAACTTGTCAGTTAAATACCCAGAAGCAGCAGATAGAGCAGGGCTGTTGAAGGGAGAGTATCAAGAGCAGTGGGACTTAGCCTCCGATGCAGCTAGAGAAAAGGCTTCTTTGTTTATCTCTCCCGGAGGGTATAAATTTTGAGTTACGCTAGCGGGAAATATGCGTTTGGATTTTGCGACAGGACTGGGTTTAGGTATCCTAAAAAAGATTTGGTTCAGCAGATTGTTAACCAAAGACCCACAGGATTGCTTGTTGGTAAAGACGTTGTAGATCAAGATCAACCCCAACTTCAATTGGGAAAAGTTCGTGTAGATGATCCGCAGGCTTTAAGAAACCCTAGGCCAGATCAATCCTTAGATGAGAGTCGGCAAGTTTTTTCATGGGATCCTGTTGGAGGTGGCGTAACAGCTTTGGGCAGCAGAACTGTTGGGTTAGATATTACAGGTGAAATAGGCAACGTAACGGTGGTGACCTGATGGCTTGGACGTTTACAACACTTAAGCAGGCTATTCAGGACTATACTCAGAATAGCGAAACAACGTTTGTTAACAACTTGCCTGTAATTATTACGCAGGCAGAAGATAGGATTTTAAAAGCTGTTCAGCTCCCTGACTTTAGAAAAAACTCTTTAGGCATAGCTACAGGGGCAAATCAGTATGTAGCTCTTCCTGATGACTTTTTGGCTCCGTACTCTTTTGCGCTTGATAATAACGGTTATGAGTTTTTGTTGTTTAAGGACGTAAATTTTATTAGAGAAGCTTATCCGGATTCTTCTTCTCAAGGAGTGCCGAAGTATTACAGCTTGTTTTCTGATACTAGCTTTATTGTTGGACCAACCCCTCAAAGTAATTATGTTGTAGAGCTTCATTACTTTTATAAGCCAGACTCTATAACCACAACTGCAGACGGCACTAGCTGGCTTGGAACAAACGCAGAAAGCAGCTTGCTTTACGGCTGTCTTGTCGAGGCTTATACCTTTATGAAAGGGAATCCTGAGCTTATGCAGGCGTATAATACTAGATACATGGAAGCCTTGGAGAACCTTAAATCTCTCGGAGAGGGTTACAGCACAACAGACAGCTACAGATCCGGTGCTGTAAGGGCGGCTAGATAATGTTTAAAATGTCAGTAGGAAACGTTGGCTCTGTCAATGTTATAACAACCAGCAATGAAGGGCTTCCTGTAGAGCATTGGGCTGACAGGGCAACAAGCACTATAATATCGGTAGGCGATAAAAGTCATCCGCTTATTTCTGAACAAGCTGAAGTCTTTAAGGGTCAAATAAAAGAAGTAATTTCTTTTTATATGAAAGAGGCAATCAGCAGCAACAAAACAACAATGATTGCTGAGCTAGAATCTAAAGGCTATTCAGAAATAGCAGACATAATAAGGAGTTTATAATGGCCA